TGAGTGCGACTCTGGTTGCCCAGTTCCCTGCTTCACGCCGCTATATGTCGGGGACGGGGAGCTGGCTTACTAACTTATCCATCCCCCAAGCAACCACGTTTTGTCTAACCAGCCGACCCCCACTCTCTAAAGGAGGATGATGCCCCGCAATTAAGCAGGGTTTTCATCCATAAACTTAGAACACAGTGTCATATGCTCAAACCCGAGCTTCTCTTCTTTGTCAAGCTGTGTCAGGAACTTACCAATCTTAGACTTTAATCCGTCACTGACCGGTATGTCTCGTTCCTGCGGAATAAGTGAGCCATCTTCTTTGGCTACCTTCCACTTGACCTGCTTTTCCTCTTGTTCAAACTGAAGGTCGCTTTCCTCTTGTTCTGTAAACAAACCCTCGAGCAGTTCCCTTGCCTCTTTCATGTGGGCATAGTTCCAACCCTGAATCTGCGGTACAATGTTTCTGAGCAATAGTCGCTCAAATACGTTTAGTTCCATCATCACTCCTTTTTACTTATTTTGCAGCCCAAACCCTAATATAACCAGCTGCACCGTCGGGGGTCTGTACTGCGATTGTATATGTTGGGTCGGTTGCGCCAGAAGCCGTGCAATCACTTCCACCAGATGTGCAAGGGGGTATAGCAGCATTATTAACAAAGGCAAAGGCATATGTTACGCCTGGGTCTGCTGTCTGAAATTGCATATAAGCAGTAGGTATTGCAGCACCCGCCTGAACAGAGTATCTTGCCATATAGAAAGTTCCACCGATTGCAGCAGCCGTTCCAGCACTATCAACCCACAATCCGTAAAGTTGACCAGTAGAAGCCACATCGCTTGCACCTATGATTCTGACATTTAAGGCAGAAGCATATTTTGCAGCAGGCACATCATTGGTAAGGTCAAGGTTGACACGAGCAGCAGCGTGATAGGTCTGGTCAAAATCTGCTGTTACAAAGGTACGGGTTACTACAAATGGAGGCGAAGTATAGTCCCCTGTAGAAGTAATTGTAGCTTTACCAGTTCCTGTGATAGCGATATTGCCATCAGTTGAAGTTGCCACACCTGTCAAGGCTAACGTGTGTGCTCCAGCGTCTAGGGTGAAAGTACCTGTAGTGTCACCCTTCCATGCGAAGTTGACATCATTAGCAGTATCGCCTACCTGAACGTAGTCAGCACCGAGAATGAAAACATTACCTGTGGTAGTATGTCCAGAGGCTTTCTCGTAGAATATAAGCCTGCCTGATTCCCAGAATGAATTAATTGCAAAAGTTCCTACACCTTGTGTTGCCATTTTATTCCCTCCTAAAGGTCTAGATTATTCCAAGTTACTTATTTCTTGGCATTACATACCCGCATTGACATCTGATATCTAACATCCTTCTGCCACACCATTTACAGATGTCGTTATGAACCATCTTGTCTGCGGGTGGATTGGTTATTGATTTAGGTGAGGGGGCGGCTTTTGACACCGCCCGCCTCTTTGTTTTGTTCCGTTTCTGAATTGTCATCATCCCCTCTAGGTCAGTGCGTTAGCGTTGGTCTCTTTAGGATACTTCGGCCAGCAGAGAGCGAATACCGTGAACACAGCCTGTCCCGATGAACTCATGGTGGCTTTCAACCCCACATAAGGTGTCGAAGCAGTGGTCAGGTCAGACGAGTCAATATCCACTATCATGGTCAACAGGTCGTGAGTGCCATTAACTAGAGCTAAACCGGTGGTTGCTAGTGTCGTTACAGCACCCATTGTATCCGTTCCTGCGGCTGCTGTCAGGCGATACCTGGCTGCAATAGCGGTTTCTGATGTGCCCGCTGTAACCGCCGACTGAGTGGCCGTGATGGTCATGGTATCACCAGTGATGTTCCCGATGTATAGAAGGAACTCCACCTTCTCATATTGCTTCATATTGACGTGCTTGAAGTCAACAGATGCCGAAGTATCAGTGGTAGCATAGATTGGTACGATGTGTATATCCTGTGCAAGATTCATTTTACCCATTTTATTTTCTCCTTATTAAAGTTTTGTTTACTAGCGGGGAGCGTTATTAAACAACTCCCCGCTTTAGTTTATTTAGTCTCTGGTTGAGTTGAGTACGACGAAGGGACTCTGGTAAGAGGTTGAACCCTTGTAGGGGGTCAGATAGTTGCTCCAGAGAGGCTGGCCGTCAGTTCTGTAAACAAACCTGAAAGCGGTCTGGTCGGTAGCGAAGTTGACGTGGATGCTTGAAGCACTCTGCATCGAGCCTTTGTCAATCATCACGTACTGTGAAAGGTCAGCGAGGATTATGTCACCAGCAGTTCCTAGAGTGGCGCATTGCTCGCAAGGGATAACTGGTTTACCAAACAGAGTCCCGTAAGGCATACCACTTAGCCCACCAGCGGGCATATAAACAGGAACGCCACCAGTGCCTACGGCGATAGCCATCGTATAGAGTTGAGCCTCAATGTTCTGGTTAATCAGCCACACATAGTTAGATGAGTTCGGGCCGAAGCGGGACATCCACATCTTGATGACATTCTCAGCTACGATAGTTGAAGCACCCTGACCAGTCTCAGCAGTAACAGTGACTAAACAAGGGGCATTTAAGATTCCTAGAGGCTTGGCAGCACCATCACCGTTGATTATTGCGTCAGCCAGCTTGAAGTCGAATTCAGAAGCAAATGCCCTCTGAATCCATGAGCCAAGAGCGGGGGCATCCTCTAGAAGTTCGTCTGTACAGGTCGTATAACCTACGAGTTTCTTCAACTCAAGGCTAACCTGTTTGAAGCTGGTATAGGAAGGAGTCTTAGTTGCGCCCTCACCTAACCAATAGGCAAGAATACCACCAGACCTAGAGCCGTCAGCCCTTGAGTCATCAGCAACTGCAGGTATCTTCATTGAGTTGGCGTTAGCACTAACCGGCATCCGGTAAACCCTGCTTACGATGTCACTATTTACGAATATCTTTTCAAGCAGAGCTGTGGCGAAGTCGGTCTGCACAAGGAAGCCGCCGTCAGCGGGGATACCTTCCGAGTTGCCTACAATGGCTTTAGAGGTAAGGCGGACATCCATGTTCCGACCTCTGGAAAGCTCAGCATCCTTGACAGCCATAAGCTGTTCACCAAGTGAACTAAACGGCTGGTCAGCAGCGTCTTTTATGACCTTTATTCCCGCATCCTCAGCAGGTATTTTGCGGGTAATTTCCTTACTCGCCTTGTATTCCTCTACAGCTTTAGTGGCTGCTTCAGCGGTTATTTCGGCAATCTTTTCGTCTGTAAGTTCCATATTATTTTATCTCCTTTATTACATTCTTGACTGTTTGTTCAATGATAAGTTTTAACTTCTCATCATTCTTTGCAGTATTCCCTACTACGGTTGTAGTATCTTTTACTGCTGCTATTTCAACTGGTATGTCGTCACCAGGCAAACGCTCTAATAGTTCCTTAAGGGATTCTTCCGCTTCATCGCTCAACCCCTCTTTATCAATTATTGTTTTCAGGTAATCTATCTCATCTATGATTTGTTCTTGTGAGATTTCACGGGCGGTTTTACCTTCGTGGTCTTTTACCCATGCTTTAGCTTTAGCCATAGTCCAATCGTGGTCTTTCCTAAAGAGGTAAGTCCTAACCTGTTTCTCTTTACCACAATACAAAGCCGAGATGCCGTCTTTCTTGGATATGTCTATCGTGGCAGTTACTTCACAAGTCCTAACTGGAATTCTTATAAAGTCATCCGTTTCTTCCGGCTTGGTTACTTTATCCTCATAGTCATTATCTTCTTCAATTTCAGTTATCTGCTTTAATTGTTTAGTAGTGATAACACCCTCTTTAACAGCATTCATTAAGGCATTGGGATTGCTAGGAACGGGTACGATTGAGATTTCCAGTAATTCCTGTTTGGTGTAAGTTCTCCTGGGTGCTTTCTCGCCGTCTCCATCTTCCCATTTCTTGGGCATGAACCCTACCGATTCAGTCTTGAGGAATCCAGCACCAACAAGCCTTTCTACAATGTCAGCAAACTCATAAGTTCCTTCAGGTGGGAACTCTACATTGTTGACTAACTTACCATCACGGACACCAATCTTAGTCGCCCTGCCAATCGGTAAGGTAGAGTAATTGTGAGCGAACATTATAACAGGATTCTTTTTGAAGTTCTTTAAGTCCCAACCAGCAACGTCAATAACTTCACCGTCTCTATCTTGGTCAGCAGTAGAGGCGGTAAACTCATATTGCCTTTCGCCTACTTTCTTGACTTCGCAGTTCTCTAAAATCTTATATACAGTGTCCATTGTCACCTCCGGTTATCCTTTGAATAGGTTTATGATATTCTGGCGGTTAGACTCCACGGCAGGAAACAGCCATGGATAGTGCCTGCTGCCATCAGCGTGTCCAAATTCTAACCACTTTCCGTAGTAAACATTAGTCCCTATTGATACCTCACCCTGCCCGACTTCGTGGGTTATTGAACTTCTTAATCTACCAGTCTGTACTTTAGGATGTCCGCTGGATTGAGAGACATTTATCTTCGCTTGCCGTTCTACAACCTGCCCGATTTTCTCAAGCGCCTGTTGTAGATTAGCGGTTAGTTCGCCCTCAATCTCCTTGCGGTAGGATTTAATAGTTACACTACTGGAATCCATACACACCTGCAATTCGGGTGGACTGGTATCATCCCGTGAGAATCTTTGGTAATATACTCGCCTGCTAAAGGCAAACATTCAGCACAAGCATCTGGTGAGGGATAGAACTCTGATTTACTTACACCTTCAACCTCGTATCTATGTAAAGCTCCTTCGTTAGAAGCAGCTATCGTTTCAGTTCTTGAAATCATCTTCGCCCTTATTGTAGCCTTATCAGTAAAGTAACCCTCAATTCTCTTGGATAACTGCGTGATAGACTCACCAGCCTCAAAGCCTAACGCTAACTCATTACGGATAGCCTCCATAGTAGTTGCGTTAATGTTCTTGGCTAGAAGTAAAGAGCGTTCTGCTATCCAGTTTCGGGCGGCTTCATCTGTTAAATCTGGCATTAAAATAAATCTCCAAAAGACTTGACAAATGGTTTATAGTGTGCTATAATTTTTAGTAGAGGTGGAAAATGAATAGTGAAGAACTAGATAAGGCATTAAAGAACTTTGAGAAAAAGCACCCAATTAAAAAGACTATCAAACTCCAGGCATCCTTGCGCAACTTTGTTAGTGATATTGAAAAGCAACTTGATAAACTAGACCATAAATAGATTGTGCAACTGTTGCAATATCTACACCGCATCCTCAAAACCTGACTCATACACAAGTTGAATAGCTGGTTGGAATTTCAAAGCGGTCTTTTCATCATCTAATTGAACTGGTAAGTGTCCAGTCCTCTCTAATTCACCTATGACATAATCCTTCTGGTCATTAAAGACGGACTCAAATACATTATTAAACATTTCCTCTTGACGTTCTGTTGACTTGGCGTAATTCTCCCAGTGTAGACGCTTCTGGTCATCGGATAAGCCCTTAGATTTAGGTTCATTTGAGGTCACAGATTGTGATGTCAACTTACCACTAACAGGTGTAGGTATAAGGTTCAAAGGCACTAATAACATATCGCCATTCGGGAGCGGGTCATATCCCTGCATTGTCCGAGCTTCATTTATTGTTAAGTATCCAGCCCTCATACCTGATTCTGCTGAGGTTATCTTTTCTTCTGCTGTTTGGTGAACCACTTCCTTAAAATCCAGTGTAATATTCTGTGAGTTTCGGAATTTAGGTATTAGTTGTTCTTGGAGTTTGGCTTTCTTCCATGTTAGGCGTGGTTTTATAATGTCACGCCGGTATTGGTAATCACCAGCTTCGGCATTGGAATTACCCGTTGCATGAACTTTGCCATTACATTCTGTAAAGAATATTCCGTTGGGGATTTCAACACACCAAACTTTACCCTGATAGTGTTCTCTGTGGATTGACCTTTGGTTGCGAAAATATGAACGCCCGCTCTCAGATATAATAACTGCCGTTTTACCGGAAATAGATGCTTGGTAGCCTAGCATAATCGCTAATTGCAAAAGTTCGTCTATCATTTTAGGAGACATAGAACGAATTAATATGGTGTTATTCTTATTACAAATATGACCATCGCCTTCAATGTAAGTATCTAAGAAGGATTGCATCACTTGGGGGCTACCCTTTAATACAAATTCAGGAACGTGTTTATTCTTTGCACCAGTGCCGGTATTGGCTAATAGCCAAGTCCATAACGATTTATTCGCAAGTTGATAAACCCGCATTCCATTTCTACTAGAATTTGGTTTATCGTAATGACTCCATTCGCCAAATGGTAATTGCCCAATAATTTGTTCAAAGGAATTAAGTGCCCTAGTCCCTAAAGAACACCCAAAAGCAATACCCTTGCCCGTTCCAGTTGTTAACCATCCCTCACTGCCAATTAAACCGCAGAAAGAGGCTAATTTTATAGCATCTACATTATAACCTTCGGCGGGGGGTTCATATCCCTTTTTGCCAGTTCTAACATATTCAACTTTGGGAATATTAATTGTAGAACTAGATTTGCGCTCGATGGGTTTGCCCGTTGACATTAGCCAATGAGAAATTGCCGTGTCCTCTAATTCGCTGGCTTGCCTAAATTTCCATTCACCAAATTCATTGTTGTTACTACCCGCAATATACAACCGATGGTTGGGTGTAACTTCAGCGTGAATTCTAGTGTTATGGAAAATTATTAAGTCGTCATTATAGTCATAGGAATATATATTGGTCAGCTTTTGGAATTCCTGAACTTTTGTTTCAGGATTAAAAGTCAAGACTTTATCTTCTTTTGTGAGTTCACTAAAATACCTTAATCCATTTTCTGTGAATATTCTGTGGTTTTCACTAAGGCATTTGTTGACATTCTCCGAGATACCCATTACCGACTGAGGCATACCCCAGACACCTAGAATAACATCCCTGTTCTTCTGTTTAAGATTGGGGAAGTCCATATCCTTAATGGTGTTCTGGATTTGGAGATACTTGCCGCCACCTTCAAGTAAAGCTACCTGGTGAGCTTTAGAAACACCTTTGTATTTCTCTGACCACTGCTTCTTTAACTTATCAAACTGCTCATCAGATAGATTATAGTCAAACTGGATTACACCATCAGGCCTGGCTGAGTTATAGAAGAATTGATTAACCCATTTGTCAGCGTTCTGCTCTGCGTCAAGGTTAATCCCTATCGCCTGAGCAGGAGCAAGCCCGTGATACTGATTTAAGGGATTAGGGTATTTGAAATGTATAACTTCTTCTACATCAAAGGGAACAGCATTGGGGCCAGTGCCGTAAACATAGCCCTTAACATAGGGGAAGTTGGCAGCAGGTACTACAGACATCTTCTGGGGATACGGAAGGATAATCTCCGCTGGTTCACCTAGCCCATTGTTATTAAGTATCCAGTAAGACTCACCAACTAATTCATTGTATATCGTATCGAGAGCGATGAACTCATTAGAGGTCTGGAATGGGTTGACCTGCTTTAAGAGAGTAAGAATAGGGTGTTTGTAAATTTGTTTAGGTTTCTCTGGATTACTTGAGTCAAATAATGTCCACTCAACTTCACTACAGCCTAGAGCGATACGAAAAACGACTGCGTGCAACCAGCCAACCGAAGAATATTGCGCCAATGCCCCGTATTGTGAGGTAGTAGGTGGAATTAACCCTCCAATAGATAGGTAGGGACTATTAGGGATTGATTTCTTTCCAAACATCTTTTCTAGTATGTTCAATAAATAACCCCAAAAGGACTTGACAAATGAATAGTTTTATAGTAGAATAATATAAGAAATGGTTAAGGAGGAATTAAATGAAAATCAATACAATAGTAGAAAACACCAAAGAGATTAACTTTTCCCCCGAACAAGTTTCCTGTGTATATATTGGGAAACCTAATTGTTGTATGTGCGGTTGTTCTGGAGATTATTTTTATACCTCTATAAATACTGCCAAGTCTGGCTTAGATAGAGGTTATGAAGTAACCGAAAACGAAGTAAACGATGCTAAGGTCAATACAGTTCTAGGGCTTTTCGAAGAAGGAGGACGCATAGAAAATCTATTTGATTATATCTTCACAAAAATAATAAGCGAAAGGCAATATACTATTTATCTAATCAAATAGATTGTGCAACGTATTACAATATGTAGGGGAGGTTAATTACATACCTCTCCTATTCTATTATACACGGGTAGTGCCTACTTTGTCAACCGTCTCTTATCAAGTAAGCACTTCAGACATAAATGACCGTGCATCCTAGCCTTCCACTTCTCATCTAGCTCACCATTACATACCCTGCACCTCTTAGGTGGTGCAGGGATTCCTTTTATCTTACAGTAGAGTTTTAGATATCCGTTTAGGTTCATAACCACCTTATCTCAGGGGAATATTGGCGAGGTTCATAAAAGGCTAACGCCAGACTGTCAGCCCTGTCAGGACTATGCTCACCATGCGACCTCATTTCCTCTTTTGAGATTAACTGCATACGTTTCTCCTGTGCTGGTTTGTACTTGATTGAGGATAACTGGGCTTTTAAGTCCCTATCTTCTACTATAGAAATCTCATCTCTTCTGAACCTTGCCTGCAGTTGGTAGAACATCTCGGCTCGTTTATTGATGTAGTGCTCCTCATCGTCGGCTTTTGCACCGGCTATTACCGGGGTGACATTGTATCCTTTGGCTACAAGCCCTGAATACATAGGGGAACCGCCCGAAACAGCGTCTACCTTGACATTCTTGTGAGGTATCTGAAATCTCTCTATCAATTCTATGACTTTATCCACCGATAGAAGGGAATCCTCCATCCTGTAAACCCACCTGTCAAAAGAGAGCATTTTGTTACCTTGTCTGATGATTGCTACGTTCTCATCACCAGAACTCCATGCAAAGTCAACTCCCATGTGCAATTCACCCTCTTGAGAGACTTCCTTATCAACTGCTCTGGTAATTTCAGTCCATGAGAACAGGAAGTTACCTGACTCCATGACATCCCAGTTACCGTCTAGCCATGCTTCAGCTAGTTCTTTGGGGTAGATTGCTCTAAGTTCTTCCTCATAGGTCTCTGGTAGATAGGGGTTGTCCTTTGGAAGTGAGGGAATGTAGATAAAATCAGCAGGTTTCCCTTCTATGAACCTCTGCTTAACCCAACCGGGCATAGGATTGGCTGTTAAGATGTATTTGTACTTAATATCCTTCAGGTTAAGGGAGAGACGGCCTAGAAGGTTGTTGAAGTGCATCTCGGAACACTCTTCGACCTGGTCTATGAAGAACCAGCCGATTGTTGTCCCCATTTGGGACACCAGCCCCTTCTGGTCGTCTACCAGTCCTGTATACCATATCCTAGACCCATTCCAGAACTGAATATAGTGGTCTGTGGCATGGTGCTGGGTAATTAGCTTGCGATACTCGCTATCTATATGAATACCTGCGCTAAAATATCTCTCTAACTCTACTAGAACAGTCCTCTTGAAGGCCGGTAGATTTTGCCGAGCCATGATACCAACATTACCAGGATAGTCTATTGATAACTGGATGCCTTCAGCTACACCAGCTTTTGTCTTTCCGCCTCTGATGGTCAGGCGCCACCAAATAAACGGCCTCTTTGTGGGGCTTGATGGAATAGAATCTGCCTGGGATGTGGTCTGTATAGTCCAGACAAATCTATTGACTGTTTACTTGACGACATATGGCAACACCTCCTCTGTGGCATGATTTACACAAGGTGATTCCGTTATCAACATCCATTCGTAATTCGGGATGTGTGGCAAATTGCCTAACATGGTGAGCCTCTAACCTACCCCCACGAACTCCACACTGTTGACAAGTATAATCATCACGCTTGTATATAGCCGAACGCCAGTATCTATATTCTGGCGAGTTTCTAATTTGCATATCTTCGGATGAAACTCCACCAGGCACTAACGGCTTGAACTCAGTGTCTGGGGAAAAGTGTTCACCACGCTTTATTTCCGTATCCGGTGAACTATGCTGCCCTTTATGTGTATCCGATTGTTTTCTTATGTACTCAGGTTCCTTAAAATGCCCATGACCATGAGGCATGGGATAAAGATGTTCACCTTTCTTGAATTGGCTTGGTACTGGAACGCCTTTCTTAAATTCAGTGTCAAGCGAAGGATGGTTGCCCTTCTGGAATCTACCAGAGTTAGGTTTCCACTTGGATTGGTCGCTTCTATCGTAAATTCCTCTTGGCATACTTATATTATATCACAAAGTAAAGTGTTGATATAATTCCCAGACAGTATCATCTTCAATATCTTTTTGCCCCATGTTATGCCATAAGTGAATTAAATCTCTAGCATCCCCTAGTGCGTGATAGATTCTGTCTGCATAAGCCTGTGAAGTCTCGGTTGTAATATTCTTTCTCATAAATCCTCCTTCGGGTGTGGTTTGTATAGTTCACTTAAATCTATACTTGGCTTCATAATCTCCTACATTGTGCAATATCTATTTAACTGTTATCATTTTATCACGAATTTCTCGTAAGGTATTAGCTAGAAATTTAATGTTAACTGGTTCACCATAACCATAACAATCGGGCTTTAATCTATCTTCATACATCTCTGCTAATATGCGTATTCTATTCTGTGCCCAACCTAGAGTAAGATTGGCATTGTATAAATCTTTAATACGTTGCTCGGTGGTATAAATGTCAAATACTTCTGTGCCGCAATTAGGACATTTCATCTTATCATCTCCTGCGATTTATGTTGCAAAATGTCAAAAACCTCTTGCTTAACATCGTCTCTTATAATACTAACACATTCAGATGCAGGTCTACCAAGGTAATGACAAATAGCACCAACTGAATTATTGTTACGTATAAAATAATGCGACTTACCGTTCAATTCAATATGGTAGACACCATTAGTTGTCTCAGTGTCCTTATTATGGAATTCGTAAACAGTCTCTAAAATCTTTAACATCTCCCCTCCTACATTGTGTAATACGTTGCAATATCTATCTTCGCCAATACCTTAAAGCCCTTTCTTTCCTATCTACTGTATCATCAAATAATCCCATCTGTTTCCTGTATTCTATTATATGCTCTATCTCTTTCCTTAGTGATAATGGTAGGTCAGAGTAGTTTATGCCCCTAGATTCATGCTGTACGACTTCTGGTGATACCTTGCGGGTGTATTTACGTTTCTTCATAGTTTCATTACCGATTGCCTTAATCTATTTAACTGAACTCAGAAAAGCTAAATCAACATTGGTAGTATATACCCCGCTAGTCCCTGTATTCCCGATTTTGGCAGTCTTTTTGTTTATCTTGAGTATAGTTCCTTTGCCGTATAGCCCAGTATTCACAATATCTCCAACCTTAAAGCGTTCTATATTCAATTCCCTTAAACCTTGCCAGCGTTTCTCAGCATCACCCTTAACCCTTATATGGCGAAGGCTATCAGCCTTTGCTTGCATTTTATCCGCTATTCTCAGGCTTTCAACAGCTCTACTATCCGATTGGTTCATTCTATCACGAAAGGGTATCCTGCCAGGCTGTGATATGAAAGCCCAATCGTGTCTTATCTCTGGGTAACTGTTAAGTTTAGCTGTTGCCCTTTCTTTTCGTTTGTTTGCCCACCCCTCATATTTATCAGCTTTACGGTCTGCGGATTCTTGCCGATAAGTTCTGATTTCTTCACTATCAGTCGGGGTACAAGCTAAACAGAATATCCCAGTATAGCGTTCATAATTAGCAATAGAACCAACCTCTAGGATAGCACCACACTTGCGACATTCACCCGTATATTTAACTCTAATCTCTTTCATATCTCTATTCTATATCACTCCCTACTGAGTTGCCTTCTTAGCTTCTACCCACTCATCATAAATCTGTTTCATATCTCTCCAATTTCGTGCCTGATTAGTAACTTCTCCCACCCTACCAATCAATCTACCTTAATTCTACTACAAAACTATTTAAATGTCAAGTATTTCTATATTGATTTGTTACTAATTGCTATTAATGCAGGGGAATTTCCTTTTACTTTGGTTTATAGAAATAGGCACATACTCAAGGGTAGACAGGCATAAACTAGCGAGAATAAGCCCCCCTACCCCCTCTACTTCGTACTATATATCTTATGTAAACCACTTTCGTGCCTAGCTTTACATAACGACTTGACAATTGGTATAACTTAGTTATTGTAGGCGTGATAAAAGTTGCGTAATTGCGCAATTGCGTAATTGCGTAACTATTTTTTACCTCAGGTACAGGGATGGAAAGAGTATATCCACGCCTAGGATGTAGGGTACATCTTACAAATATCGTCTACCATCCTGGCATATAACCTGGTTCTTTTCTTGGCATTTCAGGGTGTTCTATTAACAGTTCCATTGCATCCTTACAGTAGTCAAACCTTACTTCCCTGATGTTACCACCTTCTAATTGTAGCCATTTCATTATATAGGTAAGCATAGCGTCTGCACCTGCTTCATAGATATTAAGCTCTTCATCAAATCCAGTATCGCTATATGGGTTAATCCAATCTTCTGGTCTATACATAATAACTCCTTACACTATGGAGGGTCTGTTACTAATAAGTCAACCGTATTATCATCTATTCTCTTGAAGGTCTCAAAGCAGTCCTCGTTATAGATTACTCCCATAATGATTTACACCAGTCTATATAGATTTGACAATTAGAACAACACCCTTCCTGGCAGAGTAGTAGCTTCTTGTACGGACACATTTCTCCCTTATGGTTTCTGTTATCTGTCTGGTTATCTTTATTGTCTACCATCTATCCTCCTGTTATCTTCTCTATTTGGTCTTGTAGATAACGTACAAAGTCACACTTGTCTTTAGCATAATAAACGTCATCATCACCAGAGTAATGTATATTCATCATATCCTGATTAGCCAATTCCCATTCATGCTGTAGTAACTGTTTAATCTGCCTTATCATCTCAGTAGGGGTTATCTTAACCGGCTTCTCTTCACCGGCTGTTAGATACTTGTTTATGATGTGATGAAATGAGATATTCTTACCTTCTGGTAACAAGTTCAAATCGGGATATAGAGAGGCGAACTTTACCGCATAATAGATTGTTCTGGGTTTCTTCCCTAAAGATTCTGCAACCCGTTGCACGATGTCCTTACCATAAATGTTAGCTCGTTCAAAGTTATCATTCTCGACTATAATCCTAGAGCCTAACATATGATAACCTTCTACCAATGCCCACCTGGAAGTAAACCCCGTCTCTGTAATGATGGTCTGGCATTCATCTATTAGATTTGTAAACCACGGGGCTGTTAGTTCATTCATTTATTAACTCCGGATTCTCATAGATGTTGCCAATGACTACCCTGTCGTTTGTTTTACGAAGACAAGTAAAATTGAGAGGTGCCCTACTCTGCACAGCACAAAAACAACCTTTGATAAAATCAACCTCAAAGTTATCATCATAATTATATCCTACACTATCCCAAACACTAGCAGATATTATATCCCCTTCATATATCTCAACCCCGTTCTTATCCTTGAGACCAGTGTATTGCATAATCTGATATTTCTCGCCGTCAATCCCGTTGGCTATATTATCGGGAATATCCATAACCTTATTTCTGTTATCCCAAGCCCTAAATTTAATCTCTCTCATTTATAACCTCCCCCTTTATTACTTCTTCTTTATCTAACAATTCTTTGTTCTATCTGCTTGTCAGGAGTTAGCTTCTTAATTTCTATAAGACACGTAACACATTGACAGGGTCGTAATTCACGGTATTTATTAGGGTCAAGATGTTGCGGAATTACCCTAACATAACCTCTACCAAAACACCATTTACAATTAGGCTTTGGTTTAAGTTCTATCTTTTCTTTAGGGTCTACTTCTTCTTCAATTATCATTTATTACTTCTCCTTCAATAACCTCTTCTATACTATTATAACCCTTATCCTTTGGTTTGTCAAGTAGTTTCTGAGATTTATTTTCAATCTCTACTTTGTATTTAGGTCTAGGGACTGCTGTTATTACTCTAACATCATGGTCTATCTTGCCCTGAATTTGTGTAGTGCCTCTAAAGCCTGGGACTGACCAGTTTGCTATTGAGAGTGCAGCCGTTAAACGTGGCATCTTAACTTCAATCTCACCAGCAGCTACAGAATGGATAAAATCTAATTGTTCTTCACCCATATTGATTTTACCCTCCACACGAGCTTCATCAACCCTACTTTTAAAGATAGAACTACGCCGCATTTCTTCATTAAGGGTTCTTACGGATATCCCACATACCTTAGAGGCATATCTTAAAGTGCCATGATGCCTTAATGCATCAATCACTTCCTCTTTCTTCTGGTGGTCTAACTTCTTCATTCATTCACCTCATGTATACCAAACATATTCTCATGTTTACCTATTGTCGGGATATGACCTATTAACTGCTCTGGAAGTAGTTTACCTCTGGGCCAGTTCCTTACCATGTCCTCTATATATAAATACCCCTCAATATTCTGTTTCAACCTTACCATTTCACGGTTATCTTTTGCCCGCTTGAAATCCGAACATAATAGGTTCATGTTCTTACCCCCTATATATATTATACCATATCCACAGAAAAAATGTTTTGAAAATAAATATTAAAATAAACGCTAAAAGGACTTGACAAATGTTATTTTATAGTTTATAATAGTAGTATAAGAGTTAAGGAGAAGGAAATGAAAGCGATTAGAGCGGAAAATAAAATAAACAAAGCAATAGATGCCCTGATAGATTTACAGCAAGATTACTACGATAAAGTAGACGCCGCCAAAATAGAGTACGAAGTACAAATCACACTTACGCTAAACAGAATGAGCAATGCCATAAGCGCACTACAGAAGTAAGACTCCTCAATTCCCACTCCAAGCCCCCGATTAAGGGGGCTTTTTCTTTGGGAAAATAAATATCCTAAACCACTTGACAAATAGATTTTAGTGTGCTAATATAAATAAAAAGGAGGTAAAAAATGATTTGCCCGATTAAAAACCACGCCCACTTGGTTAACCCCAATGTTAATAGAATCTACACCGATGAATGTAATAAGGAGTGCGCATTATGGGATGAAACTAATCGGCAGTGTTGCCTGAAAACACTAGCACAACTCAAGGTATCCGGTGGAATAAATACACATACTTATTAAGGAGGAGAAATGAAAATATCGGGAATTTGCAAGGCAAAGGATTTAATCAAGGAAATCACTAAGGCTTGGATATTCAATGAACACGGTATCGGGCCGGTCTGGACACTGGATGAAACAAATACAGAAATAATAGGGAGGAATTAGATGGTAAAAGACTCGCCTAAGAAGGCAAAGGCACACATTCAATACAAACTACCAGACGGTACTAAAGTACCTGGGGTTACTACTGTACTCGGAATCCTGAACAAGCCAGCCCTTGTTAAATGGGCTAATAATCTTGGCTTACAGGGTATAGACAGTTCAAAGTACCGAGACAATCTTGCTGAAGTAGGTACTCTTGCTCATCAAATGATAGTGGATTATTTTAACAAGGTAAAAACAGATACATCGGAATACTCTCAATCCCAAATAGACCTTGCTGAGAATTGCTTGCTATCCTTCTGGGAATGGGAGAAGGGGCATAAGATTGAGGTCATAATGGCCGAGTCTCAGTTAGTCTCGCAAGAATACGGATTTGGTGGTACAATAGATTGCTTCTGTAAACTTGACGGGCAGCCTACACTATTAGACTTCAAGACAGGTAAGGCTATCTACCCCGAAATGTTTTGCCAACTTGCTGCCTATGAGCAGTTACTAGCTGAGTCAGGGCAATTAATAGAAGTTACCAGAATATTACGCATTGGTAGGGATAACGATGAGGGGTTTGAAGAACGTACTATCAGTAAACTGGATAAACAATGGCAGGTATTCTTGAATTGCTTGTCTATCTACAATCTTCAGAAGGATATAAGAAAGGAGGTATAATGCCAACATTAAATAAATGGGAAATCATAGGACATCTAGGCTCTGAACCCGAAATGAGGTTTACCCCTAGTGGCGCACCAGTAACATCATTCAATATCGCTACTAATTATGGCTACGGTGAGAGGAAAGAAACCGTCTGGGCAAGAGTAACCTGCTGGAATAAACAGGCTGAGTTTGCCAATCAGTATGGGTATAAGGGAGTACTGGCTAGGGTAGAAGGTGAAGCCAGAATGACAAGTTATGAGAATAAAGATGGGGAGACTAAGTATAATCTGGAATTAACAGCAAGGGATGTTATGTTTCTGGATAAACGCAAACAAGAAGAAATTACAGAAGAAATTGAAGAGGAGGATATACCGTTCTAATGGATAACTTAAAGATTTACAACGCACTAAAACAACCACCTAAAGAAGCTTTACGGACAATACAAGCTGGTAGACTTAAGGGCAAGACAGATATTAACCCTCAGTGGCGATATAAAGCCATGACTGAGCAATTTGGTGTATGCGGTATTGGATGGAAGTATGAAATAGTTAGGGTATGGAATGAACCTGTGGCAGATGGTCAAGTGTTCGCCTTCGCTGAAATTAACCTCTATATCATGACCAAAGATGGCGAAGATGATGTATGGAGTGATGCTATACCGGCTACCGGCGGCTCAATGTTGGTGACAAAGGAATCGGCAGGGCTTCATGCCAGTGATGAGGGTTATAAAATGGCTGTCACTGATGCTCTCGGTACTGCCATGAAGATGTTGGGTGTAGCTGCGGACATTTACGCTGGTCTGTGGGATGGTGCTAAATACAGGGATGCGATAGAAATTGCGTCAGTAAAGACTGTTTCACCAACTGTTGAAACACCATCGCCAAGTGAAACCACTATGGGTGTGGGCGGTATCACTCCACCTCAAACTAAGAAAATCCATGCCACTGCTAAAGAGAAGGGGCTATCACCAAAAGAAGCTTGGGCTTATATGCAGAAAACCTTTAAGAAGTCCTCCACTAAAGAACTAACCAAAGCCGAAGCCTCTACTATGATAGAGTTCCTCGTTGAGATTAAAGCAGGGGAAGGACATCTGGTAAGGGCCGCTAAAGAATTGGGGGCTAAGGAGGAATAGATATGAGAGATATTAAGTTTAGGGCTTGGATACCACAACATAAGAAGATGTTTCAAGTAGTTAATCTAGTTATCCCCAAAGGGCTTAATGAATTGGGTGACCAAGAGCTAGGCGTATCTGAAATATATAGTATTACTAAACCTTACCACTATATACAGCCAATCCTCATGCAATATAGTGGACTGCGAGACTGTAACAACAGGGAGATTTACGAAGGTGATATAGTTGTAATCCCAGGTCAATATCCATATTTTGATTGTGGTACACCTAACTATGTTGCCGAGGTTGAGTGGATATTTGCGGGATTCCAAACTGTTCTACATTGTATAAATAGTGATAAGCGTGGTATATCCGAAGGAATAAATGAACCATTAGAAGAAGGAACTTATTTTGAGGTAACTGGTAACATCTATGAGAATCCTGAACTGTTAGAATAGATATTGCAACCCGTTGCACAATCTTGACAAATACTTAAAGAGGGGTTATAATTAGTTATGGCTCAAAGTAAAACCTTTAATTTCTATCAGGACCTACTCAATGGGGGTTGCCCCTGGTGCGGTGAGTCTTTAGTTATCAAGCAAGGAAAGTTTGGGGAGTTCGTCGCTTGCTCTGAATGGTGTGGTTATACAAAAAGTGTACCGGGTAGAAGTGAATTTCCCCCTCCAAAGAATAAGCGGCTGTGCCCTTACAAAAAATGTGATGGTTCGGGATTGCTTCCCTTCGTTGGCAAAGACGGCAATGTAAGAAATGATACCTTTCTTTTCTGCGACTGTCATTCTCAATACGGAATTGATGTAAAAGACCACTACCACACACCGAGATTAGAGGACTATGACTTCCCTTGTTCAGATACCTTCCGCTCATGGAGTTATGAATATTGCGGGGAAACAGACCCGGGATACATACCTAACATCCCAGAGGTTAGACAATTAAAATATTGGGTAGAACAGGCTAAAGCAGGATACCTACACCTGCAAAACAAACTGAATGAGCATCTTGATAGGGCTAAAAACGGTAAGGGCAAGGATAGAATTTGAAATCCTTGAAATAATTGAAATTTCAAATATCAGCAAGTTGGTTTTGAAATGGTTTGAAAAAGTTTGAAAAACTGTAGGCACGAAGTTTGAAATATTTGAAATATTTGAAATATGGAATTGAGGCTAAATGGTCTGTTATTGGTATAACTGGCGAGCACAGGGGGTAAAAACAGGAGAATTTCAAGCCCTATATATAAATAGATTAATAAAGAATACCCCCACCCCACCCCACCGAATAACGAGATAGAGGATTAAATAATGAATGAAGATTTAACTAATAGTACCTATAAGAAAGTTTCGGCGATAGTAGATACTTGGCTAGAGATACACAGAGGCGAGACGTTTGATTTAGATTTAGTTTGTCGTCAACTACAATTAAACGAGCGTGAGAATAGAAATTTTGTAGCTCAGAAACTATCCTATGAAGTCAACCGTGAGAAACTTGAAAAGCTAAACCGTACTTACAGATATATCAACAAAGACAAAGAATCGTTGGATTGGTATAATAGTAGTGTAGATAAAACTATTAATATTAATTGGCCTAAAGGTCGTGACGGAACTAAGTTTGGCTTTGATGGATGTGTCTGTATCTCGCCAGGGGATATTATCGTAGTAGCTGGAGTGTCGAATATGGGCAAGACTACCTTCGCTCAGAACTTCCTATGGGAAAATATGGACAATTACCCCTGTGTTCTTATGGGTAACGAATATACTCCTGTTAAGTTTAAGAGGCGTATTGCAAGAATGGCATGGAATGACCCTATCATTAATGGTAAGCCAAAGTTTGAACTTATTAGAAGATTAGAGAACTGGGCTGATATTATAGAACCTGATAAGATAACTATTATTGACTGGATTGCTCTACCGGCTAATGAGCTTTACAATATAGGACACGTCATACAAGGGATACAATCTAAAGTAGGTAACGGAGTAGGGCTAATAGTCCTCCAGAAAGACGAAGCCTCAAATCTTGGTAGGGGTAGAGCCTTCTCAGAGGAACTAGCATCCCTCTATTTGACTATTGATAAGAGCAGAATGACCGTTAGAAAAGCTAAGGAATGGTTTGGACATGACCCCAACAGGGAGGTATATGGATTCTATATAACCAATGGCGGTGTAGAGTTCAGGAATATCAGACCACTTGTTAAATGCTTTGATTGCAAGGGTTCAGGACAAACTAAAAGCGGCGAGTGCTTCCACTGTCATGGTACAGGATATATTGAGAAAGTAAAACCCAAAGAAAGAAATGGAGGTAGTATA